CGACTACTCCGGGTATTCGGTATCTATATCGTCGGACGGCACACGCGTGGCGATCGGCGCTTATGGTAACGACGGCACCGGCAATCTGGCCGGTCACGCGCGGGTGTACGCCGAGAGCAGTGGGGCATGGTCCCAGGTGGGCGCCGACATTGACGGCGAGGCTGCAGGTGATCAGTCTGGGATTTCGGTATCTATATCGTCGGACGGCACGCGTGTGGCGATCGGCGCGAACTGGAATAGCGCCGGCTACGTGCGGGTGTACGCCGAGAGCAGTGGGGCATGGTCCCAGGTGGGTCAGGATATCGACGGTGAGGTTGTGTATGACCAGTCTGGGATTTCGGTATCGATGTCTTCGGACGGCGCGCGCGTGGCTGTAGGCGCTTCCCACAACGACGGCACCGGCTCCCAAGCCGGCCACGTGCGGGTGTACTCACTCGGTGCATTCCTGGGCACTTCGGGAGGCAGTGAAGACCGTCTACTTAATATCTCATCATCTGATCAGGCATTTTCTAGTCATGTGACGAATAAAAGATCTGATTACCGGTTCGTGAAGAATATTCGGTTTGAGTGTAACGGTAAACGTATATTTGATCACACGGGTAAATATCTAGCATACGAACAATCTTTAATACATCATACAGGATGCCCCGATCCTGCGTATGAATTTTATACATATTCGTTCGCTTTGAAACCAGAATTATATTATCCTACCGGTCAATTAAACATGAGTCGTATTATTCATAAGAAATTAGACGTAGAACTCGATGAAACATCTACTTCACGGAATATAAACTTTTCGATATACGCTTTGAATTACAACCTTCTACACGTTGAGGGAGGAATAGCGGGTTTAAAATTTTAACGGGTTATATTAGAAATGGCAGGACGGGTGCAACTTGCCACTACGGGTACCCAGGATGCTTACTTCACAGAGAATCCTGAATACACGCATTTTATTAAACAGTTCAAAAAGCATACGAACTTTTCAGCGTATGACGTGTCCCACGACTTACATGGTCAATTGGAATATGGTGGTATTCTCAAGTGTACGATACCAGCGAACGCCGGTGATTTGATAAAAACTGTACGGGTACATTTTACACTTCCACCGTTGGAAAACGATGGAACCAACTTTAGATACGTCGAATCTATTGGTCACGCGATATTCCAACACGTAGATCTCATAATAGGTGGGCAACTCGTACAGAGAATCCCTAGAGATTGGTTACAGATTTACAGCGAGCATTACATTACACAGACGAAACAGAATAATCTGGCTAAGCTGATAGGTAAATGTCCCGACGAATCATCTGGATTTCCGGTACGACATACATCCATAGATCAACATTTACCACTCGCGACTACATCGACGAGTTATATAGTAGACATACCGTTCTATTTTCACAATAATCCAGAACTTGCAATTCCACTTTGCGCCTTAACAAATCAGGAATGTGAAATAGAAATTCAACTCAGTGATATTGGTAAATGTATTCATAATTTACCTAATTTACAAAGTATATCTTCACCAGACAATACCAATTTTGTTGTAACTACGCAATCGACGGCGAGTGGTAATAAATTTTTCATAAACGGTGTACAATCACCCGAGATAGAATTACAGTATGGTCGTACATACACGTTCCAATATATACTTGTTCAACAAACGCTCCACCCGTTTAAATTATCAGTGGGAAGTGATGGATCTCACAATAATTGGATTGACTACACGGATAACCAAACATCTACAAACAATGGTTTCCCGAACTTTGTTCTGACGTTGACGTTAACCGTAAACAGTGATACACCCCACCATTTATATTATTACTGTGAACAACATCCCGGTATGGGTAATATGATACACATAAACACACAACGCATAGATACAACCGGATTAAGTATCGAATCTATGAGTCTACACACTGAGATGGTTCAACTTAACGACCCAGAACGACAGGCGATTAAGAAAAGTAATCGCGACTACATCATCACACAGATACAACAGGGTACTTTTGAAATTCCGGTCTCTAGTTCCGAAGGTACGGATGAGTACAAGTTTAAAATGGATTTCACGAACCCCGTAAAAGAGTTATATTTTGTCATTGCGAATATCCCCCTACCAGTTGAAAGTTTTATAAGCACATTTGATTACGATTTTGTCTATCAAATATACCCACCGGGATCCAGTGGTAAATATGTAAACTTTGAACATCTCATCAGTTTAGGGATGGTTTTGGATAACGAAATAATTCTCGATGAAGTGACCGGAAATGTCGTACATCTCAGAGCTGTACAGAGTGGTATCCACCACTCGAGAACTCAATTATTCAGACGGTTTTACTCATATAGCTTTGCATTAGAACCCGAGAAGTGGTATCCAACAGGTCAGCGCAATTTCAGTGCTATTAAGGAACAAATCATAAACCTGAAACTGAATAGTGAAACGACTTTTAAAAGAGAGCTTAGAGTTTACGCGCTCGCTAATAATATACTCCGAATCAATGGAGGCAGCGGAAAAGTTATCTTCCCAAATGGTGGAATCAGCAATTAACATAATGCAACCGGTCATGGAACACGCCGTCGTTTTATCAGGACAGTACGCTAAAGCGTGTGGTCGAGATATAATTTTAGCGAAGGATATGGAATACTGTTTAAAATACTGCGCGATGAATACAGTGGGTCAGCAGATTGGATCGTATTTCCCCGAGATTTACGAAGAGGAGGAATCTGAGGATGAAGAGGAAATAGAGACAGTTGATGAGGAGGAAGAACCTCCATTCGCCCCGTATTCAGGAACAGAGGAACTTTATATGAAAATCAATGAGGCGTATGACGCATGGGAGGGCTGGAATCCGACCAATCCGTCAGAAGAAATGATAAAAAATGCGATTGATAGTAATGGACACATCACCTCTTCAGGGATGGACGACTTCTAATTACAAAAGTTTTAAGGCGGTCGACGAGTCTTCGGAATCCGGGTCAGATTCGGATTCGGATTCCGATTCGGAACCTGATACACCCAGGAAGGGTGACGTCAAGGGATATAATAAGAATACATACAAAAAATTATTGATCGTCGAAGATTTGCTACCAGAATAAAATCTGTGCATACAATAAATGTCTTCCGATATCGCTGTCGATACCGTCCTCGCGATCTCCCGTGAGCTTGAGGCTCAGTCCCTCAACTCCGTCGTCGCTGGCTTCTCCTTCGCCGCGGCTCTTTCTTGGATGGACGTCGTTCGTTGGTCCATTCACCAGGTCGTCAAGGTTCAGAAGAACGGTGGTATGAACTATGCGCTCACCGCTCTCTTCACCACTCTTCTTTCCGTGATCGTCTACATGATCATCTCTCGTGTGTCTACTCGCGTCAGGAAGCCCGTTGCTCCCGTCTACGCGGTTACTCGCTAAACTTTCGGGGTTTAGTAAATACCATGAAGAAACAACCGGTAAGTATGATTAAAAATATATAAACAAACCCATTCCATTTATTCAGGTCATAAACCCTGTCTTGAATATTTGGCGGAAGACGGTATCCTTCAGTACGTTCTTCATTTTGTAATTCTGTACCCTTCTTTACCATAGGAACTCTCGATAATTTATCAACTGCACCGTCGATTGATAATTTTAATACATGATTCGCGTTTCTAAAATCATATGGAATCAATCGATTATTACTACTGTAAAAGAACTGAATACGCAGTTTCGATATATTTTGTGAACCCGATTGGAAATTGTGCTCCACGGTATCGTCTACACCAGAATAATTAATGACGTCTCCACACATCAGGATTCGACCAGTGTAGAAAGGTGTGTCGGAATATACCGTCTTATTCAATTCTTCTGCACCGCTACTTATTTTCAGTATGAGTGCATCCGGACCCTGAAGATTTATACTTCCAGTCGTGAGAGTGTTATTCACCGACGCTACGTTACTTGCAGGAAGTCCCAAAATATCATGCGGTGTCGTTAATCCTTCTGAACCGGTATCAAACCCGTTATCTCCGCCGTAAAACTCAAATGTAAATGCACCCGTAGTACTCCCAAATGTTAAATCATTCTTACTCTTATCATACGTTACAGTTGAAATAGGTAACGAGCCATCCTGAAATTTAGATAATAGTTCACTCGCCAATTCGTTTCCACTGTAATTTTCATTAGGTAACGTTATGGTGATACCACTAACCGAAAACGTGTTATTTCTGTCGTTTATAAGCAATTGACTCGCATGGATACGAGCCGATACCAGTGATATCTTAGAGACGTTGTATATGGGATTTTTCAATTCGACGACATAATCCCCTGGATTGGGATACGCTACAGGATCGCGTTCTCCACTATCTATGTCTAACGTGTGTACGCTCATTAAAATAAGGGGATATATTTTAATCAGTGTGTTTATGCAAAATATGAAATTGTTTACATGATCTGTTGAGTGAGTGGGTTCTTCTGAAGCTGTTGCTTGGCCACGTTGAGACTGTAATCTGTGGCATATGGGTTGGCGTTGCCCTTGTAGTGATTGAAGTTGTAATACTTATTGTTATCGTACTGCTGCGTCCATCCACCGTTAAGAGGACCCGTGCGACCATCAATGCGAGTAGTATCGAAACGCATAGCCGTAGGCATACCACCTTGGTTAAGGGGTCCCGCACGAACATTCATGCGACCAGCATTACCATGTCTATTTGCCTTACCACGACGGTCGTCGGGGCGGAAGCCATATGCAAACAACTCCTCTGAAGTATACGGACGCTGAGGCGACATAGCTTGAGATTCTCTGAGTTGAGAAGCGGGAGCCACGACATGACCATGAGAGAAAGTGCTTATACCGGGAGCAAGCTGGTTGTTGTACCTGTATTGTTCGACGTTACCATCCTTCTTGTTACGAGTGGGATCCGCTACGTGTTGGAGCGCGGACACAGTACGCTTAGCACCGTTAAAGCCGAGGCCGTCATTACGAGAACCGGTCATAGAACGGTTGGTAATACGTTTACCATTCACATGCTCACCTCTGGGAATATGACCACCGAAACCCTGGGACTTAGCACCGGCAACCGGGCGACGCTCGGGGAGGTATGCAGTCTTTTCGGGGCGGTTATTCGCAATCTCACCCATCTTACCACGTCGACCACCGAAAATATCGTGCGCGGGACCACTTCTACCGGGTAAAGTAGTCATTCTATACGCACCCACATTCTCGGGATTCACGCGTACTATCTGGTGGAAACCACCCGCTGCTGGAACATCGGGACCAACTGCGATACCCGGGCCCACCTGTTGCCTCTCAATAGGAGAAAGGTTATTCATGCGACCGCCGTCGAACATACGATCGCGCATTTCTAAAACTTCGCCACCACTCGAACGCCCCTGTGGTGCAATATCCGAAAAATTATTTATCTCAACCTTTGAATCGGGTAAATTAGATAAACTAACGGGTTTGGGAGACATGACATTAGGTACCTCTTCCTGAATTACGGGAATAGATGCCTGTTGAACGGTCAAGTTGTACTCCTCCGTCTTCTTTTTTTCACTTAAAACTTTTCCTGCGTAAGCCAATCCAGCGATAGCTACTAACGAAAGTGGATCCGCCATTCTTAATTTTAGAAGAGATTTTTATTGACCAGGATATCGCTTCATGAACTGCATATTCTGAGTTTCGGCTGTGGTACTGACGGGAACATATTGTACCGTGTTGAGAGGAAGCTTACATTTCATGTCTTGGAGAGGGAATAAATTTTGTTCGTACGTCTGAGCAACGACCTTGTTAAATCTAGACGTGGATTGAGGGCGGAGCATGTCACTCGTCTCGATAAACTGAGCGGGGGCACCCTTACCCGCCATGAAAGGAGAGGTACCGTATAACATGGTATTAGGTCTACTGGAACCATAGTTAAGGGTACTGGGCTGGGGGTAAGTGAATACCTCTTCCGTAGCACACACGGGAGGGCGAGCGGGGTTTTCGACAATTTTCAATCCTGGTTGAAGCTGATATGCCATTTATTATTACATGAGAATATTATCTATCTAAGCTGGACCATTACCTCCCCCGAACATACCACTACGCATATCACCACTCGAATCTAAACCACCAAAAGCTTCTAATTGCACCCCTCGGGCATTGACATTACACAAACTCGGGTCCGACTTGCAAATCGGGGCACCTTTCTCACCATATAACCATTCCGCGAAAGCGGTCTGATCACCCGGAATATTCGTCACGGGACCGGAAACGAACTGCCTAGAAAATGCATTTCGTTGAGAATCTGGCATGGGAGAACGGGACTTTTGCGGACCATAAGGAATACGGCCTGATAACATATGATTCACTTCATCGCGAACTGTCTCATATCCACAAGCCGAAGGACGATCCGGACGACCATCATAGTCGCTCATCAAAACATTCGCCATAGGATTATCAACCGTGGGAAGCTGACACTCCGGAACGTACGTCTCTTTCTTCGCCTTCTTTCCCTTTATCATTTTAGACTTTTCCATTACATATAAAACTGAGAGGACCGTAGCCCCTAATATAAAAATGCGCATATCTCGTCTGATGAGATACAAAATGCATGTCGCATAAATGACGAATCGTGCTGTGGCATTTACCCTTTCGACTTTCGTCTGTTGGTTGGTGGGCCAGAATTCGGTGATTTTATCAGACCTGACAACCTGCTTTGGATCCACAAACAGTGAGACCATTTATATTATGCTTAGTTTATTTTTTCAACATACCGCTGAGTAGCCCCTGCATAGACTGCATAAGCTTATTCTCGTCGATTTCGAGTTCGCCGTCTTCGTTTGATAGCTTATCTGCACACTGCTTGGCGACCGTCTCGATCATACTAAGTGTGTCCGCTGGGATTGATGTGATAGTAGTACCAAGCATGTATAGGGTTTGGAGATACTGCCAGATAGCATCCTTAGTACCTGTAGACGCCTTGGGCCAGCAGTTTTTAAGATTGATATCCTTGAGAAATTCAATATTTTCTGCGTGTTCAAGAAAGAAAGATTCATCCTTAGAGTTGATCTTATCCACATGAGGGGCGACATTTTCCATGAAACCATCGACAATCATCTTGCCGTTGGCGGATCTCATAAGTTCAAAAGCAGCGATGTACTTTTTGAGTCCCTTCTCTTCTGGGAAGGTTTTGTGTAGTTCCATGAGAAATTGGCCCATCATGTCGTTAAACGCTGTAACGGAAGTCATATATAACATATGTTGCGATTAATCTTTAAGTTACTCAAAAGGGGTCGGTAGAAATGGTTTCACGTTTACCTAAACCGTTGGATATGATAAAATAGACTAGTATAGCTATTAATGCTGCTGGTTTGGCATAAGCGCTCGTAGAGAGAGTACCCTCATCATTGAGTCGAGCTTTGCCGTGAATGTATAAAGCGGTAAGACCGGCTGCAATTATGGCCGCGGAACCCGGGTCGCGGAAGTATTCGTCCATATTTAATAGCGGAGTTTTTTACTCCTGGTGTCTGCTGCATCTGCGAATAGGTCACCACTCGGACCCTGGCGCTGCTGGGGTCGGGTATTCACGGTTCTAAATTCATTTTGAAACGGATTGGCTGCCGCCTGCTGGGGTGCTTCGTACTCTTCCATGGGCTGCTCCATCTGCTCCTGATACTCTTCGGATGGTTCCCCCATTTCATCTTCAATATCACCCATGGGG